AGCAGGTTTGACAAAGTTTGCAAAAAACTCTATTGCTTTAAAGTCTGTTAAATTATTTTTAGAACACGATCGTACAAAGCCAATAGGTAAAGTGCTTAGTTATGACGAAACCGAGGAAGGCATTGAAGCCGTATTTAAGATCGGTAAGACTAGCGCTGGATCTGACGCATTAGTAGAAGCTGCCGAAGGATTACGCGACGGCTTTAGCGTAGGCATTATGGTTGATGAGTATGAAATTAAAGACGGTGTAATGGTGATAACTGCCAGCACACTTGATGAAGTATCGCTAGTCGAAAGCCCTGCTATTGACAGCGCAAGAGTTTCTGAGGTCGCTGCCTCAGATGATCCAAACACAGAAAACAAGGAAGGGTCAGAAATGATCGATACTCCAGAAGTTGCCGCTGATACTGAGGTATCGGTCGAGGCAGCAGAAGTTAAGGCAGCAGCTCCAGTTGCTCAGCCTTTGACTTACGCACGACCACGTTCTCCAATCGTGGACAAAGCTACATACTTGGAACACTCAGTACGCGCAAAGTTGGGTAACGAGGATTCTCGCCAGTTCGTAGCGTTCGCTGATGACACAACAAGCAATAACGCTGGTTTAATCCCAACACGTCAGCTAACAGAAATTATTAACCCACTTTCTAACGCTGATCGTCCAATGATTGACGCAATCTCACGTGGCGCACTACCTGACGCAGGTATGAGCTTTGAGATTCCAAAGATCACAGCAGTACCAACTGTTGCAGACATAAACGAAGCCGATCCAATTACTGAAACAGGTATGACAAACTCTTTCATTACTGTAAACGTAAACAAGTATGCAGGTGGACAGACTTTCTCAGTAGAATTATTAGATCGCTCAAACCCAGTATTCTTTACTGAATTGGTAAAGCAAATGGAGTTTGCATACGCAAAGGCCACAGACGCTTTTGTAGCAACTAAGCTACAAACTGACGGAACCCTTAACGCTACTGCTCAGGACAATGACAAAGAAGGTATTGTTGCTTATGTAGCAAGTGCCTCGGCTGCCGTTTATGCAGCTTCTCTTGGCTTTGCTCGTAACTTGGTAGTCACACCTGACCAATGGGCAAACATTATGGGATACAACGACGCAGGTCGTCCAATCTACACAGCTTCACAGCCACAAAACGCTGCTGGTGCTGTAAGCCCAACAAGCCTACGCGGAAACGTATTAGGTTTGGATCTGTATGTAGATCGTAACTTTACAGGCTCAGGCGGTGTTGGTACTGCTGACTATTCAATGGTCGTAGTAAACCCAGACGCTTACACCTGGTACGAATCTCCACGTATTCGTCTACAAACCAACGTTGCCTTAAATGGTCAAATTGAGGTTTCATACTACGGATATGGCGCACTAGCAACCAAGATCGCTGCTGGCGCAAACTGGTTTAACCTAACCTGATAACAAACTAGATCGAGGGGTGGGCGTGTTCTCCCGAGCGCTCACCTCTCATTAAAGGAGTAGATATGCCTTCAATAATCACAGCCACCCAGCTGAGATCTGTTCTTGGCGTATCCTCATCACTTTACAATGACGCATATTTAGATCAAATAATTGATACAGCTGAGGCAGTTATTCTGCCTATGCTAGAAAAATATGCTTCCCCAATCGGGAGTACCAAACTTACAGACAACGTAGCAATCTTTACTACTCTTGGCGAGAACGTATTTAACGCTGGCCAATCAGTAGTTATTACAGGTTGTGGCACACCTTACAATGGAACTCGCACAATCCTTGATGATGATAACTTAGACGAATATCAGTTTGCTGCTGCAATTACAAACGCTGATATTAACGAGCGAAACGTTATTCCAAGTGGTCTAGCCACCCTATCGGGAGCCTCTACTTATGTCGGAAACGACGCGATCGAGTCCGCAGTTTATGTAGTAAGCGTTGAAGTATTCCAATCACGTACCGCAGCTGGTGGGCAGATAGAGGGCGTGGACTTTGCACCAACTCCGTACCGTATGGGCAGAAGCCTCGTCAATCGTGTCCAGGCTCTACTTGCGCCGTTCATTGATGTCGAGTCGCTATGCCAATAAGTGCCACTCGTACTGCTCTAGAAACAGCTTTAAGCGGTATTGCCGCTAACGTTTACAACTCTGTACCTGAGTCTGTTATTCCACCGGCTATTGTTATTGTGCCGGACAGCCCGTACATAGAGTTTGAAACCATAAGCAAATCTGTTATTAGATGCAAACTTAATTTTACTATTACCGTTGCAGTTAGTTATTACAGCAACGAAGCAGCCCTGGACAACCTGGAAACGCTGCTATTATCGGTCTTAGCAGCTCTGCCTGCTAATTATGTAGTTGGGGCAGTAGATCGCCCGTCAATTACGCAAGTTGGTGCAAGTGACTTACTTGTAGCTGACTTTAACGTTTCAACCTACTACACAAACTAGGAACAAATATGGCAACAACAGTAATAACAGGCAGAGATGTGTCCTTCACTATTGGTGGAAACTCATACGACGCACAAGCAACAAACGCAGTATTAACTGGCACAACAGATCGTCAGACATACCAAACACTAGACGGCAAAGCATACAAGGTTGTGGATAACGACTTTACTTTTACCGTTGATATGTTGGCAGACTGGGGCGTAACTGGATCACTTTGCGAAGGTATCTGGAACGCAACAGAAGCTACACCTGACTCTGGAATTAACGTAGCCTTCACAGCTGCAACTGGTGCTGCTTTCGCTTTCCAAATCCTACCTAACTGGCCAACAGCAGGTGGATCAGGAGTGGACGCACAGACTGTTAGCTACACCTTCCAGGTTATCGGCATACCAACAGAAACGTTTTAATTAACACAATCGGGAGAACAAATGAAACTAAATATCAAGATAACTACAAACGCAGGCGACCAGGCTACATACACAGCACAGCCGCCTGAGTGGCGCAAGTGGGAATTAGAAACTGGTCAAAAGATCAGCAAAGATCCTTCACTAGGTATTAGCGATCTTATGTTCTTGGCTTATCACGCTATGAAGCGCGAGAACCCAAACAAGGCAGCGCTAAGTTTAGATAATTGGTGTAACTTGGTTGCAGATATTGAGATAGAGGAAACAGCGATAAACCCCACCCAAGCGGTAGCCTCAGCCGACTAATAGTCGAATTAGCTATCGCAACACAAATCCCTATGCAGTATTGGGATACAGCTGAGGATATTGCAACGGCACTAGAGATACTTAAGGAGCGTAATGGCAGACGTTAAAGTCGAATATGACAAAGCCGACCTACGTCAAATCCTTAAATCTTTTAAGGCTATGGACGAGGAAGCAGTAGAGCAATCTAAAAAGTTATCTGCTGAGTTGGCTGAATATGCTGCTGATCAAATTAAATCTGCTGCTAGACGTAATAACAAATATCCTAAAGGATCTATTAAAGTTGCTGACGGTGTTCGTATTGCTAAGTCAAGCAAAATCGGTGAGTTTAAGTATGGCTTTGCTAGTCAAAAGTTAAGTGGTGGTGGTAATACTACCGACATACTTTACGGGTTAGAGTTTGGATCTAGGCGCTTTAAGCAATTCCCTGGCAGATCGCCAAACAAAGGTCGTGGTAATGCTGGTTACTTTATTTACCCAACATTGAGAAAAGAACAGCCTGAACTTATTGAAAAGTGGGAAAAAGGCTTTAAGCAGATTACGGATAAATACTAATGGCTGGCAATCGTACTCTTAAATTATCTATCCTTGCTGATACAGCAGATTTAGTTAAAGGCTTAAACAAAGCCCAAGACGAAACCGAAAAAAGCAGCAGTCGCATTGGTGGCGCGTTTGCAGCCGTTGGTAAAGCAGCTGCGGTCGCTGGTGCTGCCGTTGCAGCCTATGGCGTTAAATTAGCAGTAGACGGCGTTAAAGCCGCTATTGAGGACGAACAAGCCCAAGTCAAGTTAGCAGGATCTTTAGAGCGTGTTACTGGTGCTACTAAAGATCAGATAGCAGCCGTCGAGGAACAGATATTAAAGACATCACTCGCTACTGGTGTCGCTGATGATGAATTACGTCCAGCCTTAGATCGTTTGACTAGATCAACTAAGAACGTAGATCAGTCACAAAAATTATTAAACCTTGCATTAGATATTAGTCGTGGTAGTGGTAAGAGTCTGGAATCTGTTACTAACGCTTTATCTAAATCTTTTGAGGGTCAGAACACCGCTTTAGGTAAACTAGGTGTTGGTATCTCAGCTGCTCAGTTAAAGACTATGAGCTTTGATGACATAACCAAGCAACTAGCTAATACCTTTGAGGGTGCTGCTGCTGAATCTGCTGAAACCTTTGCCGGCAAAACAGCCAGGTTACAGGTTGCCTTTGATGAGGCTAAAGAATCAGTAGGCGCAGCCCTATTGCCAATCTTGACTCGTTTGTTTGACTTTATTAACGAGTTTCTAGTCCCAATCTTTGACCGCTTTAGTGGCGATACATCTGCTCTTGGTAATAACATTAAGAACTTCTTAACACCTATTCTAAATACTTTGCGATCTGCTTACGAAAAGATCAGCACAGCAGTTAGAGAAAACGCTGACGAATATCGTCCACTAATTGACCTGCTTAAATCTTTGGCTAGTTTTGTTAAAGGCACAGTAGCACCAATCTTAATTGACGTATTAGGAAAAGCTTTTACAGGCATAGTTAATACCGTTGTATTCTTAATTGACAAGATAGGCGATCTAATCCAATTGTTTGCTAGATTAGGTACTGCCATTAAGAACTCACCACTAGGTAAATTAGGCGCTGGTATTGCCGATCTATTCTCAGGTGGTAGTAAAGCAGGATTAAGCATAAACACCTTAGAAGGTGGATCTGCTCGCGGTGGCTTAGTATCTCAATCTTTTACGGATCAGTTAGCAGAATCTTTAGCAGCTCCCGTTGCAGGTGTCTTATCACCAATTACAGAAGAGTTTAAGCGTAATGTTATTGGTTTAGTACCTGGCAATCCTAACGGCGTAAACAATGCTTGGATCGAATCCCTTAAAGACTCAGTAGGCTTTTTAATGGGTCAAGAAGGTGGGTTTGGTTTATTTAATGCACAGGGTCAATTAACAGGCGGTAGTAATCCTGGCGGTATTCGCAACATACCTGGATCTGTAATTATCAACGTTAATGCACCTAGCGTAATTGACGAGGAAGGCTTTGCTAGAGCAGTTGGTCAAGCCCTTAGCAATTCGTCAGCTAGAGCAGGCACAGTAGAGATTACGCCTCAGTTCTCGGCGGTCTAATGCCAGCCTACACACCTAATCCAGCCGTCTTAATTGACGGAGTAACTTACACAGGCGACACGCTTAATGGTGTAAGCATTACTACTGGGCGCACAAGTGTTGATGAACAGCCACGTGCAGGATATTGCTCAATTACTTTAATTACGTTTGACAATGATATTCCAGTAGTTGAGATAGATCACGCAGTACAAGTAGAGATAGACGATACAACTGGTAATCCAACAATTATCTTTGCTGGTTTTGTTTCAGATGTTGAACGCAGTATCCAGTCTTTTGGATCAGTTGGGTTTGTTACTACTACACGCATTACAGGTGTTGGATCACTAGCCAGGTTAAATAGGCGCTTGGTTGGCGGTAGCGGATTTAGCAAAGAGTTTGACGGTACTCGTATTTACAACATAATTAGCGAAGCCACAGCTGAGCGCTGGCAAGATACTCCAGCAGGTGTTACTTGGGCTACGGTAGATCCAACTCTTACCTGGGCTACTTACAATCCTTATTTAGGCGATATTGACGTGCCAGGAGCTTATGAATTAACAGCATACAATAGTGGCGAAACCAATGCATTTAACCTTGCTGGAATAGCTGCTAATAGTGCTAGGGGCATACTCTATGAAGGTCGTGACGGACGTCTAAATTATGATGACGTTAATTTTAGAATTAACGAAGTCGCAACTAATGGCTACACCACAATACCTACTAATGTAATTCTAGCTAGTAATTTATCTAGTATTGAGCGTATGTCTGATCTTGCTAATGATGTAACAGTAATTTACAAAAATAATCAAACAAAAACAGCAACAGACGCTACTTCAATAAGTGAATATGGGCAACTTGCAGTTAATGTTAGTACCGTATTAGAAAAAGGTTTTGACGCTGAAGCCATAGTAGATTATTATTTAAGCACTAGAAGTATTCCTAGACGATCTCTAAGCAGCATTACTATTCCATTACAACTAGATAATATGGAAAATGTTTTGCGTAATAATCTTATTGAAGTTTACAACGGTATGCCATTAAATCTCAATCCACCTGACAGTATTTACATTGGCGATTTTAGAGGGTTTGTCGAGGGCATAACTTGGACAATAAACCAATATGAAGTATTTTTAACGCTTTATCTGACAGAATACGCACTAAGCGTGGTAGCACAGAATTGGAGCCAGGTTTCAGCTTTAGAGGCTTGGAATACGGTTT